GACAAGGAAACGGGTATATCGGCGTCGTTTGATGACCGCTACGAGATATATGAGATTCACGCTGATATTGATCTGCCGGGCTTTGAAGACAAAGATAAGGATGGCGAGCTTACAGGGATTGCGCTGCCGTACGTAGTTACTGTTCTAAAAGGCTCTGATGAAGTGCTGGCTATCCGCCGTAACTGGCGCGAGGACGACGAGCTAAAACAAAAGCGTCAGCATTTCGTGCATTATGTATACGTCCCCGGTCTGGGTCCGTATGGGTTTGGTCTGTTCCATTTGATTGGTGGTTACGCTAAATCAGCTACATCGCTGATGAGGCAACTGGTTGATGCAGGCACGCTGTCCAACCTGCCGGGCGGACTAAAGTCCAGAGGACTGCGTATTAAAGGAGACGACACGCCTATCGCTCCCGGTGAATGGCGTGATGTGGATACAGGTTCAGGAGCTATCCGTGACAATATACTGCCGCTACCTTACAAAGAACCATCGGCCACTCTATACAGCCTCCTTGGTACTATCGTTGAGGAGGGCAGACGTTTCGCAGCGACTGCCGACATCCAAGTGTCCGATATGTCGGCTAATACGCCGGTGGGAACAACTCTGGCCGTACTTGAGCGAACCCTCAAGGTCATGTCAGCCGTCCAAGCGCGGGTACATTACGCGCTCAAACAAGAACTCAGACTGATCAAAGACATCATCCGGGACTACACCCCGGATGAGTACAGCTATCAGCCGGAGTACGGCTCACCCCGCGCCAAGCGCGAGGACTACGATGATGTAGACATCATCCCCGTCTCAGACCCCAACGCAGCGACAATGAGTCAACGCGTGGTGCAGCATCAAGCAGCACTGCAGTTGGCGCAGACTGCGCCGCAGTTGTATGACATGCCACTGCTTCACCGGCAGATGCTGGAGACTTTGGGCTTCAAGGACTTCCAGAAGTTAGTCCCCACGGACGACGACATGAAGCCAACCGACCCCATCTCGGAAAACATGAACGTGCTGCGCTTAAAGCCGGTCAAAGCGTTCATGTATCAGGACCATGAGGCACACATCAAGGTGCACATGAACGCGCTGAAAGACCCGCTGATTCAGCAGATGGTTGGACAAAACCCGCAAGCGCCGATGATTCAACAAGCGATGATGGCTCACTTGATGGAGCACATTGCGTTTGCGTACCGGTCGAAGATCGAGAAAGCACTGGGTGCGGACTTGCCGATGCCGGACGAAGAAATGAATCCGGCAGTGGAGGTGCAACTCTCCCGTCTGGTGGCACAAGCGTCTCCCATGGTGCTGCAAGAAAGCCAGAACATCGTGGCGCAACAACAAGCCGCTGCGCAACAACAAGCCATGGCGCAAGACCCGATGCTTATGCTTCAGCAAGCCGAGCTGCAGTTACGGCAGCAAGAAGTCGAGATCAAGCGCGCCAAGATGCAGGCAGACGCTGCGGCAGAAGCAGACAAGATCGAGCTGGAGAAAGACAAGCTTGCAGCACAGATGGAGTTAGAAGGTTTGAAGGTTGGCTCCAAGATCAAGATGGACGAAGCAAGAATGAACGCCGATAACGAGCGCGAGGGAGTTCGTATTGGTGCAGAGATCGCGAGAAATCGCGCAGACCTGTCGATTAAAAACCGGCAGGCAAACAAACCTCAACCCAAAGCTAAAGGAGACTAATGTCCACAATAGAAGAGTACACATCGTTCGTTGACGTCCTGCGCAAGAAAATTCGGGACGACATGAACAACTACTGTGACGATCTCGCAGGCGGTGCCTGTGCTGACTATCCGGCTTATACAAAGCTCTGCGGTGTGATTCAAGGTCTAGCTATTGCAGAGCGCCACTTACTTGACCTTGCTAAGAAAGCCATAAAGGACGACGAAGATGAGTGACATACTCCTTCCGCAATATTTGAAAGACTTGATAACCGCTGAAAAGAAAGTTGATGAAGAACAAGTGGACGCACCCGGCGATGCCGCAAAAGCACGTCAGTTGCCACGACCTGCGGGATTTAAGATTCTGTGTGTTGTGCCACCTGCTGATGATACGTTTGAAGATTCAATGCTCGTAAAAGCAGCTATATCACAACGAATTGAAGAACAAACCACAACGGTGCTGTTTGTTGTGGCTGTAGGCCCTGATGCTTATAAAGACCCGGCAAAGTTTCCGTCCGGGGCGTGGTGCAAAGAAGGAGATTTTGTTCTGGTGCGCGCATACAGCGGCACACGGTTCACAATCCATGGGCGTGAATTCCGCATGATTAACGACGATCAGGTGGACGGCACGGTGGAAGACCCGCGCGGTTACGCACGCGCAGCGTAAGGAGAGATGTATGGCTAATGAAGAGTACATGACGGAGCTGAAAATTCCGGGTCGTGACAACGACGACGATTTGCCGGATATTCGCAAACCTGACGAGGATGACATCGAGATTGATGTCAGCGCCGAGTCCGATGTCGAGATCGAGATAGAAGACGATACCCCGCCCGATGACAGAGGCAGAAAGCCGCTGGACAGGGAAGTCAATGACCCGTCTGATGACGAGATTGAGCAGTACAGCGACAAGGTGCAGAAACGCATTAAGGAGCTGGCTCATGCCCGTCACGACGAGCGCCGCGCCAAGGAAGCCGCCCTGCGGGAAAGGGAAGAGGCTATCCGGGTTGCCCAGCAACTTGTGGAGGAGAACAAGAAGCTGCGCGGCTACGTCAATACAGGGGAGCAGACCTTTGCCGAGGTGTTGAAGTCCAAGGCCGAGGCCGATCTTGAGATGGCTCGCCGCAAGTACAAAGAGGCAGCGGAGGCGTACGACACCGACGGCATGCTGGCGGCACAGGAAGAGTTGGCCGACGCCAAGTTGCGGCTTGACAAGGCAATAAATTTCAAGCCGACCTCTTTACAAGAAGAACCGGAACAGGTATATAGTCAGCCATCACCTCCGCCAGAGGTGCGCCCGGACGAAAAAACCCTGCGCTGGCAGGCAAGAAACCAGTGGTTCGGAGCACCCGGTTACGAGGAAGTCACCGCTATGGCACTCGCTACCCATCAGCGCCTAACCGCCGAGCGTGGGCTGGAATATGCCCGGACTGACGAATACTTCGAGCGTATTGACGCTCGCCTCAGAGAAAAGTTCCCGGAAGTATTTGGGGAACCTCAAAAGCCGACCGGCACCACTTCTAAAAAACCAGCCGCGACCGTTGTCGCACCCGCTGCGCGTTCTGCTGCAACCAAAAAGGTTAAGTTAACAAAATCGCAAGAAGTGATAGCGGCAAAGCTTGGCTTAACCCCTAAACAGTACGCAATTGAACTTATGAAGCTGGAGGCTCGCAATGGCTAATACCCCACGTATTCCCCGTGAACTAGAGACACGCGAAAAAGAAACTCGGATTGACTACAAACCGCCGAGCGTTTTGCCAGACCCAACCCCTGACCCGGACTATGGGTACCGCTGGATTGCTACGCATATCATCAGCCAAGCTGCTCCGTCTCACGTGTCAAAACAGATTCGTGAAGGCTGGGAACCAGTTAAAGCTGAAGATCATCCTGAACTGATGTTGCCTGCCAACGCAAACGGCAACGTCGAAATGGGCGGCTTGATGTTGTGCCGCATGCCCAAGGAAAAGATTCAGGCGCGTAACGACTATTTCCAGCGTCAGGCCGAGGGCTGGATGCAATCAGTTGATAACAACCTGATGCGTCAAAGCGACCCGCGGATGCCAATCTTCAACGAACGGAAATCCACGACTAGCTTTGGCAAAGGTACGAAGTAAATACTAACCTTGGAGTGAAGCTATGGCATATCCCACAGTTGACAAGCCTTACGGCTTGCAGCCGGTCAATCTGATCGGTGGTCAGCCCTATGCCGGTTCCACTCGCCTGATGAAGATTGCTAGTGGTTACAACACCAGCATCTACTACGGCGATGTGGTAAAGCGTGTGTCCAACGGTACCGTCGAGAAAGACACTGGTACCAGCACCGCTACCCCGGTGGGCATTTTTGTTGGTGTTACCTACACCAACCCCACAACTTCGCAGAAGCAGTTTGCTCAGTACTGGCCTGCCGGTACCTCCGCAAGCGATGCTTACGCTTATGTGGTTGACGACCCAGACGTTCTTTTCAAAGTGGCAACGGTTTCGACCGGCACCACTGTGGCGTTCTACGGTCCTGAGCTGGTTGGCGAAAACGCTGTTCTGGTGCAAAACGCAGGTTCGAACACCACTGGTGATTCGGCTGTGGGCATCTTTGGTGGCAACACTGCTACCACTGCGTCGTTCCCAATCCGTATTGTTGATCTGGTACCTGATACTGGTAATAGCTCCAACGGCTATTGCGAGTACATTTGCAAGTTCAACGCACCGTACGCAGCTTCGAACAACACTGGCACCGTGGTCACCATGACCGGTGGTCATCAGTACCTCAACCCGACAGGCGTATAAGGAGTAAACCATGGCTATTTCACGCGCTCAATTGCTTAAAGAGCTGCTGCCCGGCCTGAACGCCCTGTTCGGTCTGGAGTACGCACGCTACGGCGAAGAACACAAGGAAATCTACGAAACCGAGACTTCCGAGCGTTCATTTGAAGAAGAAACCAAGCTGTCTGGCTTTACTGCCGCACCGGTCAAGAACGAAGGTAGTGCAATTCGTTACGACAATGCGCAGGAAGCATGGACTGCTCGCTAT